TAGGTATTCTTTACTCTTAACTTCTTCTTCGGCGATGTGGTTTAGCTCGTTAAACCCGCTAAGCCAGTCTTGCATATCACTCAAACAATGCTCCAATATCAATAACGTCTGGTAACTTATTTACTTCTTTGACAAACAACACACAATTTGGATAGGGTTTATCTTCGACCGGTACTACTAGAATATTGCCGTTCTTTAATTTTGGAAAAAACCATTTAATTTCAGAATAAACATTTGTTATATTAATTTCCTGTGGCCTGGGGACCATGTGCCTTAACGGATTAAAGACCATTGTATGAAATCCCCTGTCATTTAAGCTGGTTAGTGGCATAAGTTCGAGATCACTGTAGTCCGAATCACATACAAGTATAGACCAATCGAGCGGCATTTGTACAGTATATTCACCGATATTTAAAACAACAGCCGGTGCGTGAAAGCTTTCAAGGAATATTAACGGTATAAAGAAATAATCAGGATTCTTAGGGTCGGAATAATCTAGCACCCCGTAACGAATATCCTCAATCTCATTTGGTATTTTGTCGAGATTGTATGCTCGATTTTCTGATGTTAATATGTATGTCATTATTTAAATCCTAATTCGTTTCTTCTGTATTCTTCCCAGTCTTCGTCGAGTTTTTTCATATCTCTTTGTATTGCGACCTTGCCTACTGCGATTAACGACGGCGATATTCCGCACTTAATAAGATAATCACATAGCATGTTTTTAAAACCGAGATGCCTATATGACATAAGTGTTATCGATATTGCTGTGTCACTATTCTCCTCATACGACAACGTAACCATTGATCGCGGCGGATCTGTCTCGACTCTTTCAATGCATACAACATCTAATTTATTTGCGTCAAAGAATGTTTTTAATAATTCTAGAAATCCCCAGGAGATTTCAGTCTTTACTTCTTTCATTAGTATTGAACCTTTGCTATGGAAAACGGATATTCGGCTTCGGCATAAAACTTTTTACGCTTAGTTAGGTGACGTTTTGAGAATTTACAATTAGAACACACGTCATACACATTAACAAAATCCTTGTCTGGCGCAACTCGAATGCCCCTGCCGATACTCTGAATTACTCGAACAAAACTCTTGCCCGCTTCAAACAATACAAGATTAAAAATTCGCACAATATTAATACCGGTTGATGCTACCCCGTAAGTTGCAATGATAACTTTGCCGTCAACCTCTTGTACCTCTTTGTATTCTGCTTTACGAGCCGTTGATTTCATTTTGCCAGAAACAAATATCGAATCTGGTATAAGCAATTGTAACATTTCTCCAGTCTGTACGCGATCAACCAGAATAAGTGTGTTACCAGTTTCGGACATTTCTATAATTCTGTTTGCTAAGAATTTTAATCGTATTGGGTTAGTAGTTAACCATTTTAGTTCTGATTGATAATTGTCAAACGCAACTGACCCGAGATCTTGCATCTGCCAAACGTTAACGTGCAATTGTGCAAGTATACCTTTGTCTTGCAATTCTTTTGTATTGATCATACCCAGCAACGGACCGATGCATGCAACAATGCCGACCTTATCGGCTTCTTCTTCCGGCATGGTACCTGTTAATCCCCACCTAATTGGTGCGTTTGCCAAATAGCTCGACAACAGCTTTCTCAATACATCTGCCTTTGCTTTGTGTACTTCGTCCACAATGACGCAAACCACCCCCTCGAAGAAACTGTTTATATCTATTTCTAAATTGGTTTCTTTTGAACGCTTTGCTAGGCTTTCCAGACTTTGCCATGTACATATAGTATGAGTTTTTAGATACTCTTTCCTATCTCCGTAGAATACCCCGACATCGAGGCCTAAATTAATATAATCTTCTTCTGTTTGTGTCACTAAATCCTTAGTTGGCACAATTACTATGCTGCGACCATACGGCTGTACTTTGTGACTGAGAATCGCCGTAATTAGGGTCTTTCCAGCGCCTGTAGGGGCAATATTAATACCTGTAATGTTCTCGAGATAAGAGTTAATTACATCTACCTGATGTTCTTTAATCTTAATCGGTTGGCCGGCAATCGGATGGCCCTTTGGCCATAATACGTGGCTGTAACTATCTTCGTCTACAAGCTCGAATGCAAAATCATGGCTTGGTTGACGCTGATCGTCTATCTCGACTTCATAGCCGTGTTGTTGCACAATCGGTAGGAGTATATCTAACAGATTGAGGTATGATCTGGCACCGATGTCGCAGAAACTCATTTTACCATCCCATCGCCCAAGCTTGTAAGCAGGTGTGTGTCTGGCATAGGGTAAAATAAATTCTAAAGATTGAACCATCTTCCTGCGACAGGAAACATCAAGTCCTTCAAACTTAATGTTTACCTCATCTTGAATTATTAGTTGTGTAGTTGCCATCTTGATCTTTTATAAACTTGCATCGTCTAGCCCGGCAACACGTAACTTAATAATGTGACCAGTCATAAAATTCTTAGCCTCAAATCCCTTGGATACACCAAGGAATTTATTTCTTAGTAATGCTACTTCGTTAACTAACAAAGTTAAGTCAACAATAGAGTCTACACCATCGACGTACTTTTCGGCATCTCTAGAACTCATAAGTTTGTTATACGCTTCGAGGAATTTCTTAAACTCGATTGACCGCTCTTTCTTTAGTTTTATGTTAAGAAACTCTAGTACAGCCTCAATTTCTTGTAGTTGAGCAAATCTTTGTTCGACTAGTCCAGGCAACTCTGCAGCATGTCTTTCAAGAGATTTTCCCTTAAGAGATAGCTCAAGTCTTGCCTGATCTAATTCATTCTCAAAATGTACAATGAAGTCTGCTACTTCGGATAAGTCAGCTGTAACTTTATAGTACCAATTACTCATATTTTTTTATCTCTATTTCTGATATCACTGTTGACTTATGCAATCATTAGCGGAATATACGGGGCTTAATAAACTCCGCTACCAACATGAAGAGGAAGAGGCGGACCGCCTCTTCCTCTTCGGTCATAACTTATGTACTCGCTTAATTGCAATTTCCATTGCTTGTATCAACAATACTGCCTTTTGAGTTCTAGACATTAAAATTCGCCTGATTGCCATAGCACGTCGAGGGACCTCTAGGTCGTCTGCCAGTGCCTTTTGCAGTCTGGTCAGATTTACTGGCTCTGTAATCCAGATAACATAGTCGGCACCCACAGCTGGATTTTTCATAAATTCCTTAAACTGCTGGACTTTTGTAACGGATTGTTGAGCATCTTTACTACTAATTACAGCGAACAACTCGTCTGTGAACTCACCAACGGTCATCGTCGATTTCCTCGTCGTCAGAATCCTCTGTTATTTCGGATAAATGACTGCGTGCAGCCGCCATCATTTCTTTGTCAAGGTCTTCTTCTAATAATTCTTCATTGACTAGACTAAACTCGTCAAACACTACTACTAAAATATCCGCTACTTCAAGTCGTTCTTTTGGCGCAACGTGAGATTTAATACGTGCCCACAACTCTAACAATAGCTCGTGATTTTCATTAACCATTTGTGTACTCCTCTTGTCCTGCTTTCACAGTATCGTCCTTAATAACCACCACTAGATCGTCATCAGTAAATTCACCCATAATGACTTTCATACTTTTTAAATCAGTGCTCCACACCTTCCTGTACTGCTTAATAACTTCACCGGATACCTTTGATGTATATGTATAACTATTACCTTCTTTGACTAATTTTCCCGATTTCAGAAATAAATCAAATAATCCACTTAGTGGATTCATACCTGTTTCCCACGGAATATCGAGCTTAATAGATTCAAACGGTTTGGCATATCGAGTTTTGACCACTTTGCAAGTTGCCCGAATTCCTCGAATTTCGGGGCCTTTAACACCTTCTTCGTCTTCTTTAAGTTTGTATTTCTTCATGGCAACAATAATACTCGAAGCAAACATGAATCCTGAGCCACCGGAAATTTTGTCGTCAGGGTCAAACATATCCTGACTTGCGTAAGTATGGTTTGTAACAACCATACCCATATTCAAGTCGCCGAACATGTTAACGCAATTTGATACGAACGCCTTTAATTGTTTTGCCTTACGACCCATGTCTCCTTTCATATCGCCGGCCTGGAACTGATTAATTTCGGTCGGTGTCAATAACATACCCAGAGAGTCAATGATGAAAAGGATTTTAGGTCTTTCTTCTTTCGGTAAATGCATGTAATCCTCTTTATAGGGTTTTACAAACTCATTTACAATTTTAGCTACATCGTCAATCATAGTTGCACCAATGCGCAATAGCTTTTCGGGAGAAGTGTCAACACCGAGCGGTATTAACCATTTTTCGTCAAGCGCATTCTCTGTGTCAATCATTACAACAAAGATACCCTGTTCCTGCGCTGCTTTAGCAATATTACCAGAAACAATGTAAGATTTGCCGGCGCCAGATTCACCCGCAAATACCGTAACCTTGCCGAGTGGAATACCTCTAAAGAAGTCTCCACTAATAAGATAGTTTAACCCGTATGATCCTGTACTAATCCAGGTATCGGGGTCGTTGAAACCGGTCGAAATGCCGGTTATGCTTTTTGTCAAAGTTTTTCTAAACTTTGAAATGTCAAAGGCTTTAGCCATAGGTAGGTTTTCCTTGTTGAGTAAGAGTTGGAACAACTCTTACTCGTTTGATTTACTTGTTGCGATTTCGGATCATTGCAAGGATTTCTTGCGGTGACTTAGCGGCCACGCCTGCATCTGCAGTTGCAGGTTCCTTGGCAACGACCTTTGGTGTATCTACCTCAAATGGTGGATCGTTGTTGTCGTCTGCTGATTCCTGCAAAACCGGCTTTGCAGCTGGCTTTGGCAGGGGATTTGCCTGGCGAACAGGCTTTTTAGGCTCGTCGTCATCCCCGTCGTCTGTCGACGAATCAAATCCAAACGGCTTATAGTGCTTGCTCCATGCTGCTGGATCGTATAGCTCCCCTTCAACGGAGGCTTGGAACATATCAAACATTGCTGCAAGTTGTTCCGGAGTCGGTCTTTTCGGCAAGTAAGTTGCAAGATCGACTAAGCCGTATTGCGCAATTGCCTCACTCATTTCGTCTGTGATACTCGATTCTTTGCGCGACCACTTAGATGTGCCGTAGTCAGCAAATCCGCCCTTGCTTGTTTTGTTAATGATAAAATCCAGGCCGTTTAGATAATGCACTGGACTATTTTCCATTTCCGGATCAAGTAATGCTGCTTTAATGATTGCAAAAATCTGAGGACCCATGATAAACTTGCGAATTGGATTTTCTGGTTTTTCAACTTCATTCATTGGATCTGTCTTGACAAATCCTTGCATGTAGTATGTGCGCTTAACCCAGTACTTACGTGCTGTTTCTTCTAACGACTTATCTTTCCACCATGGGCGAACTTCGTTTAGAATAGGGCAGGTATTTTTACCGTCCCACATTTCAATACATGGTACTTGCACAACTACTGGTTTATGTTCGTCGTGTCCCTTAATACCGGGGAACGGCAATTTAATTACTTGCTTCTCGGACCAAAAGAATGTGTTATCTTCGTTTGCGTCGGGTGCAAATCTTACGTTCGATGATGTTCCTTCGGGGATATTCCAGTGCGGGTAGACCGACTTATCTCCACCAAACGAACCAGATGGGCCCTTGCGTGTTTCTAGGGCTTGTAACTTTTTACGAATTTCTTCTAATGTTTTAGACATGATTTTATTTTCCTATGCTTTTTGCTTTAACGCTATTATTTGAGATGCAGCTTACTCGGGTCGCGGTGTTCCCTTTCACGCTATACTACGAACAGTTTCGTACAGCAACTAGTATACGAAACTTTTGTGTGTCTGTCAAGAACTTCTTAGTGGTAGAAGTTCGTATTATATTTATCGAAAAATTTATCTAAGTCTGTTGATTCTTTAATTTCTTTTGCCGAATTTGCAACAGGCTCTTCAATCTTGACATTTTCAAATACTTGAGAAAGTACAGCCTTTTCGAAGTCGTTTACTTGACCTTCTTTACAAAGCTTTGTTCCAATCTTATTAATAAACCCTGCCAACTCGTCATTCTCGACTACTCTTAGTGCAAGTTCGTTAATCTTAAATCCTAATCTGGCATTTTCGCTTGCGAACTCAAACATCGGTGCAGTATTTATGGCCTCACGGCGTAGTACGACAACATTTGCGGCTGACTCTTCAATACGTTTTAGGAAAGTGTCGCGCTCCTGTACCAACTGTTTAACGATTGGTAGCACTTCTTCGAACTTCTCATCAAAGCGGCGAATTGTAAAAAGGTCTTTGAGGCCTGACACATCATCCTCTGTCAGAGCTTCTTTTTCAAATGTATCAATGCGTGCGCGAACTGTTTCGTAGGTCTTTACGCCTGTTAGCTTATGCAATTCTCTGCGCAATGTTTCGATATTTTCTTTTATAGTTTCCACAATACCAGAACTATCTTCGTTGATTAGTTTATTTGTAGTCACATACCGGTTGAACGATTGTAGCTTTAATAGGTTTCCAGTGCTCTCAGTAATGTGGCTTCCTACTTTATCGGCCATAACTCCACCATGTGCCATATGTTGAGCCATAGCTCTTGCACCCGGGAGATAGTTATGCGGGAAACGGAAGCGTTCGCCATTGCATTCGAGGAATATAGCACCAATATGTCGGGTCCGTGCTCCGCGTACATTCTCATCGACCGGGGTCTTATGTTTAACCAAAATACGCACATTTTCCAACGTTTGCTGCGAGGTTCTTAAGGACCCAAACATTCTGCTCAGCCCTTCTTTAATTGTATTCATTGATGA